TGTGATTGGCGACCTTGATCTGCTCCTCCAGCACCGGAACGCGCCGGGCGAAGTTGTTATGCTCCCGGACTTCCCGTGTCAGCTCGTCCAGTTTGGTGTCGGTGACGGCCTGCTGCGTGTCCAGCTTGGCCTGCACATCACGGGTGGTCTTGTTGCTGGTGATGATTACCCCCAGCAGCGACAGGCCGCCGGTGATAAGTGCAACAATGATAGTTTCTGTCATGCGGTATCTCCTTATATGTTTTATGCTTTCCATTTGCCAGTCACCCGCAGCGATACGGTTTGAGCACCCAGCGTCATGGACGCTGCACGAAGCATACGGAACGACACCGTTTTCCCGACATAGCTCCAATCCGTATTGCAGATCATGTGTAGATTTTGGACGCTGCCCGTGACTACTACGTTGCCGGTCACACCAAAGGGCATTGACAGGCTGATGATGTTGGTATAGACCATGCTCCCCACAGCAGTATAGCTGGTAGGTGTCACTGTCCCACGCCACCACAAGTCTGCATAACCGGAGGCGTACTTGTAGTACGTCCAGTTGCCGCTTACGCCTTGCTCAATGATGTAGTCTTGGATGCCCATCAATTGCCGAAGTTTTCCCGCTGCGGAATCAGATAAAATCAATTCCCCGTTCAGCTCCATGTCCTTTTCGGCGAAGATAGGCCACTTGAATTGCACCGTTTTCTCTTTTTCGGATACCCCGCCATAACACACTCCCGGCAAGTTGAAGTTGATATTTAACGGAACTTCAACTGTTGCCACATCCATTTCTTTGGTAAAACTGCTTGAAAAAGCGTCCGTGGCGACTACCGTTAGTTTTCTGGTCGTATCTGTTCCGACACCGGCGATGTAAACAACCTTTGAGCCGGAGCTTTGCGCAGAAAGGGTTTGCCTATTCTCGTCATCGATCTTCAAAGAGATGCTGGCGGTGTTATTCCTCAAAGAAATGGTGAGGTCGAACATCACCTTAATGTCTGCGCCTGTATTGTTTTCTGTCCACACGCCACTTGTGTAGGAGCCTCTTGCGTATGTGAGATTTGCAATAGTCGGTCCAGCATACTGCTGTACAGTAATAGTGTTTGTAACCGTCTTGCTTCTGCCACGAGAATCTGTCGTAGTTACCGTCACCACAACAGAGCCGCTTTTTGTAAGCAGATTCCCTGTATTCAAATTGGCATTTTCATTACCAATTTTCATGACAGTACCTACGATGGTACTTCCCCTTACTCCGCCACTTGTGGCAACGGCTTTTAGCTGGCTCTTGTTTTGTACCCATCCATATGTCGGCTGATACCCAGCGGCATCGGAAAGCACCACGCTTAAAGATGGAACGAGGGATTCCGGCACAGTGAGGACACAGGTTGTCGTGCTTTCACCTATCTTGCTGCTTCCGTTGTAGGTCTCGCATTTTATCGTCACCGTGCGGGATGAAGCATTTGTGGTAGCATCTATCATGCTGTCAGGGCTTGCCCACGTGTAAGATGTGGCTACACCAGTTGCAATAGAGACATACCCGCTTCCGGCGTTATAGGACAACTTATGTGTAAAGGAGGAATTTTTCCGTGTGATTGTAATTGCTACATTACCGCCCATTGTGCCATTTGCGGCAGACACGGAAGATGCTCTTGGAATTGTTGGCAGCGTAACACTGCCTGATACGGTCAAATGCCTTGGTGTGTAGGACGAATCAAAGCCGCAGTCCCATTCGCCGGAAAGCGTGACTTTCCCGGTTCCGTCACCACTATGTGTAACAGTGATAGACTTTGCGCCAAGCTTGTACCAACCGGTAGATGGGTAATTGTACGGATTCCACGTTTTTGTACCTTGCAGAATGTAATACGCTTCGTTCGCAGACTCATTTTGTGAGTACCCGGTACCGTCGTACACATACAAGGTTAAATCAAGCGCGCTGGTGTTATTCTCGATGCTCTGGCTCTTGACCGTATAGTCAAGGCGTAGCTGCCATCCCTTAGATTTGCTTCCGTAGATGCTCGGCATCACGTCACCCCCACGAAACTTATGGATTGATTCGGCTGCACAACGATAGACATCGGGCCGAGGCGGAACTTCGATAGCTCTACCAGTTCAAAGCTGTTGTTATTCCAGTACGCTAACAATGTGCCGCTTGCGTCATAAAACCCAATCTTGTCGTTGTACTCCTTCAAAACAATCTCCGATGCAGAGGATCCAATGCGAAGCACAGGGTGTCCATTTTCATCAATGCTTGCATCAATGAAATCAGAAAGAGTTTGTCCATTGATCGTCACACGCTCTGCGGACATCTGCCCAGCCGTTATTGTGTCTGCGTTTACTGCGCCGTCCATCGTAAGCGCAACGCCAGAAATGGTTTTCCCGCCGTCTTTGGAATATCCAAGACCGTTGATGTTCATAATCCACAGCCTTGTATTATCTTCCATAGTGGGCGTGTCTCGAACCATCCACCCAGTTGGGAAACCGTCATCATCCAGCGTGACTTCCCAGTATCCGCCTTTTGCGCCTATGATTCTTTCGGTGGCATCCTGCATGGCTTTGGCAAGGCCGGAATATTCCCGTTTTACTTGCTGCATAATAGGGCTTTCCACGACATACTGCTTGTCCTGCGGCGCATAGCAGGTCGTATTCGCCACCATTCCGCCCTTTATGCGCAGCTCCTGTTCCATAATGTACACGGGGAATGTGCTGGCTGGGCCGGTCACATCTGTAACGTGCAATATGTCACCTGCTTCCGTAGAGGGGTCTCCCCGCCATTGCACCTTACACGGCATCATTGCCTTGTTTCCAATTTTATCAAAAACAGTAGCCACCACAGCTTCGGTAATATACGGGTTTGTAGCCGAAATTCCAACACCCGTCCCGACCGTGATGGGGTTTTCTTCCGTTCCCGTGACAAGGCTTTGTATGGTAAACGGGGAATCTGCGGATTTGCTAAGTCCTCCCTGATACTGCACCTCCGGCCCAACAGAAATACTATCAGAGTACCAGCAGAATTTTAGTTCGCCATCGGAACCAAATTTTGCATTGCATCCGATCAGCCCCGCCAGCCATCCGAGTTGCTGGCGCAGTGACCCTGTGTAGGGGGCAGCAATTTGAATATCCGGCAAAGCTACAGAGGGAACAGTGACATTTCCTTGCGTACACACATCTGTGAGAATCTGCACAGGAGTGGCGGGGAAATCAATGGTAGGCACATAATCATCCGTCAGACTGGCCATGCGGTCATATCCGGTGATAGTTACCCACAACTTCCCGCTTTCTTCTACGCCGTCCGTGGGGATGTAATATTTGCCCTTTTGGACATACTGGGCTTCGCCGCCCACCATGATTCCAACAGATGGAATAAAAAATGCACCGTTCAGCGGGAGATTGTCCTGCTTGTACATCGTCACCTTGCAACTGGAAGAAAACGCCGCACCGATGGTCACGCC